CGTGTCACTAAATGCATATCCTAACAAGGGTGTGTATGCTAGGGCAGGGCGGTTGTCCTTTCGTAAACCGCCCTGCCTGCTATACGTTCCGTCTAGCGTCATAAACATTCTCCAAGAAAGCAAAGCGTAGCTTCGTTTCTTCTGGAATCTTTATTCCATTTTGCACACAATGATTGTACGCAGTCCTGTACTTTCGCCAGTCTGCTATCTGCCAATGTGCGGGATCCCAAAAATCCCAATCTCCGCCCCAATCTATTTTAAGATTGCGCTTTCTTGCGATTTCTTTCCCGATGGATCCGATTACGTCCCATTGCTTTTTACTCAAATCCCACGCCTTAGTCGCGCTGATAATATCAACGGCTAAACCATACTGGTGTGGGCTTTGTCCTGATCTTGCATTAGACCTTCCTTCCGCGTGCAATTCATCTTGCCGCTCACGCGTTCTCAAAAATTCAAACGCTTTTATTGGTATTCGACGCGCCTTACATTCTTTGTGCATAGCCTTCCAAAAATCTACTATATCTGGGTGAACCCACATATACTCGTTTTCGCTTTGGTCTATGACAACATGTATATTTTTGTGTGCATTTACGTCGACTAGGTCTATAGCTGCATCTGTATGCTTTTTATGCGCCAACCCTTTAAGGTATTGGATGCGATCCAAAAACCGCACCCACCTTAAAAAACTAAGTAGCGGCCTCATCTTCTGTAACATTTTCTGTTACTTCCTCCACTACTGTTTTTGTTGCCTGCATTGTTTTTATTTGCTGCCTCAAATCTGCCAACTGCGCGCGCTCGTCTTTCATTTGAGCATCAAAATGCGCTTTGTTAAGTTTCATAATTTCCACCATTTGCGCGAACTCTTTGTTTTCGCGTATGCGTGGTTCCAAATTAACAAATTCTTCGTCTACCGTTTTCGAAACCGACTGATCTAAATCTGGCAAATTCACCCAAACTTGGGCTTTCTTGTCTGCTTTTATCAACACCCATGAATCTGCTTTTGCGGTGTATTCGATCGACATTTTGTCGTCGCCACTGGCCACAAGCGTTGCCTTGCTGAGATCGCTCGACTCGACATCTACCCATACTTCTATGGGCGAGTTCGCGATGACCTCAAACGATACTCGTCTGGGTCTGTTGCTTGGGAATGCAATAACGTCGCCCGCGTTGTAATTGCTCCAATGGTCTATAACACCAACTTTGAAATGTTTCATATCTTCACCTTTTTAATTTTAATAAAATGGCGGGGTAGGGAGGGTTACCCCGCCGTTGCACTACTTATCGATACGCACAGCGTCGACTAAGTTAGTGATTGTTTCGTAATCAGATGTAGCATCAGCTTCTATTAGCCTATCTCCAAAGACTACATTCGTATCGACAGTTAAATCGCTTACCGCAGTAATCTCAAAACTATCGCTTACCTGGTCTGCAAAAATTTTCTTGTGTAAATTTGTGCACAGATAAAAGTCCGTCGACAAACTCGGATCTGTTGTTTCATTTGTCCAAATTCGCGACCTTACTTCTGTGTACGCGTCGTCACTTGGTCTGTAAAATTTACCTCCAACCATTATTTGATCACGATTATATTCGTGATTTAATGGCGCGTATCCTAATGTTGCATCTGGTGTACTATGATTAACGTCCAAATGGTTTTTCTTAACAACTGCTACCTTTTCAGGATCCAGACTGTCTCTTAACGCATTTGGTAAATCGTTTGTATCTGTTGTGTACAAAAAGTAGTCCTTTTTTCGTTCCCAGATTCTCTCAGGCGCTATTTCAAGCGTTGTCATAACAATACCACCTATATTTGTACGTGGCGCCCTTACTCTATGACTTAACGACACAAAACCGTTTGTTGCTGTATCGTCCAAGTTTCCACTATCCGTTGCATAACGTTGTGCAAACCCAAACATTCCTGATGATTGGCCAATTAACATTGGTTGTTTCATCATCTCCGTAGGAACATTGATACCTTGCATTAACAAATCGATTATATATTCGTCGTCAATACCGTCGTATGCTGCTCTTAATTTTGCAAACGCCGCGGTTTTTCTTGCTTGCTCAATGTCTGCTAATGACATTGTTGCTTCACCACCGTTTACTAATTCTGCCCATACTTCATCCCATATCCAAGCACCTGTACCACCGACGCCACTTGGCCTTGCGTGGCTTGCGTCCCACGTTGCCGCGTCTGTATCTGTATGCCCCGCTGGGCCATACACATCTGTTGCATATGTTGTATAGTCTTCGCCTTTACTGTTATCAAAAACGCCCATATTTATAGATCTAACGGGTGCTTTAAAAGTTAACCTGTTTAAAACAACCTCTCCGTCTATTAGTTTTTGATCAAAATCAGCCATAATATGGCTATTTCCTTCATTTGGCCAAAATGCTTCCGCTAAATCATGCTCAAATTCGTTTCGCGTTGCTAAACTTGCTGATCTTGCTTTTCTGCGGTGATTCACAATGGCATTATATGCTTGTACATATGTATTATTCATATTGGCATCGCCATGATGCACGCCCATTGTTCCATAAAATTCTGCACGTCCGTTATCGCCAGTATCCATATCTGTAGGACTACTGTCCGTAACAACGCTTGACCCGTTATAGTACTTATTCTTTTCAAAAAAATCGACTTGCGACCCCGCTATTCCGTTTTCTTTGCTATAACTTCTATTTAGCTCTTCAATTGACCCATTAAATTGTTCAAAAGCTAAATAAGGCACAAAATATGTCATTGCTTTAGCTACAATAGCATTTACTGGTTTTTCTGATGTTTCCATCATTTCCACTGAAACGTCTACTCGTCCGCTAAATCCTTCTTCTCGCAGTACTGGATCTGCTTTAATTGGTAATACCTTACCCGCATCCCCTGACGTTAAAACACGTCCCTTGCTCATACGTTTAGTGCGCTTAAAGCTCACTGGCACGTTTGGTATCATTTCTGTGTTTCGCATTTACTTTCTCCTTTTAAAAAATTTCTTTATTTTTTTCCTAATTTTTCTACACTTTTGGCATTTACTTTTTAGTAACCTAGAAATCGTTTAATCCTTTCGTTAATTGGGTTCCAAATTTTCGCATTTATAACTTCTCTGTGTTCAGGTCTCATTCCCGCCCAATGTCCCGCATCTACTAATACTGATTGCGCTGCTAACAGTGCCGACTCTAGTGTTTCGTCATGACTCAACACTGATTGAAACGTATTGCCTTTTGTACTGACATACGTTTTCAATACTGGTTTAACTTCCGCCGCTACTACAGCGTCTAATTCGTTTGTTGTTAAATCCGCGTACGGATCACTAAAAAACGGATCTTTATCATTCACGTTTGTTGGTAAATTGCTTCTTGTTAAATCAGCTTTCATTGACTTCAATGTTGCTATTTTTAACGCTCTATTGAGTTCATCCATTCTGGACTCATGTTTGTATTGTTTTTGTCTTGTCATCTCCTGCAAATATGTATTTGTTGTCGATTCAATTCCTGCAGCTAACGGGTTCCTTGATAGAGTAGGGGTTGTATACACCCCTTCCATCAACACGGCATTACTCATTGTTCCCGCTACCGCTGTTGAATACCCAGCTCCGCCGCCCGTTCTTAACGCTGTTAATGGGTTTATTCCTGCCGCTTGCGCGTCTTCTACTACATTTTTGTAGTAATTTTCTCTAACTTCTGTGTTTTGTTTTTGCGCTTTTTCAACCGCTTGCTCGTTTACTTTTTGCACCCTTTGTGCTTCTGCTTTGTTTGCCGCCAGTACTCTATTGTTTTCTTTTTTTGCGTCATTTCTTGTTAATACAGCCCCGGCTAAATTTGCTCCGCCTGTAATTACCGCCGTCTTTGCAGCTTCCGACATAACAACTTTTGTACCAATTGTTTTTGCCGCTGCTGCTATTGCTGGAGCTCCTGTTACAGCCGCCCCAACAGCTAATGCTGTTTTTCCTAATGGTGACTTAACAACCTTTTCGACTTTTTTTACTACTGGCTTTATTATTTTTCTGTTTATCCAACTAAACATTTACGACCCCATAATTATTGGTAAAACAAACAAAATCATTC